GTGTATAGGCATCGGATGAATAGCTCATCCATCTGATTCGGGTCGGTTAAATATTTAATGTAGATCAAGTAAGCTTCGCTAGCATTGGTGTATAGGTTGCGTCCTTCTATCTGCCACTCCACATTCTCTCGTATTGACCTTTGAGAGCTTGAGCTGGAAAAGAAGGAAATCGGGCGTACACAGTCGGCGGGTAGGGGAAAGCTGTTATCCCATCCAAATGCAGGGTCTGTGGTGCTTTGTGCTAGCTGTGCGCGAGTCTTAGCACAGTTCCATGTATGCACACGAAGAACCTCCCTTAAGGAAGGCTCGTAAAATTTGTTAATTAGATTGGCTTCTTTGGAGTCTTCTGTAAAGGAGGTGATTTGCGCTGCCGAGTCTCCGACCTTAGCCAAGGTCATGTTTGCAATCTGAACTTTTGAATATGACATAGTTTTATCTTCCCCCTTCGTGATAAAGAAAAGAGCGGTTTGGATTCCCGCTCATAGAACCTAAGCTCTTACTCGTCTGTGACGATGGTAATAAAACCGATCAAGTCAACAGTATCAGACCAATCAGCACCACCAACCGTACCAATGATGGTAAGGCCGGAAACATCGGTGTTTTTAAGAGAGTATTCTAAAAGAACGCTCGCTGTATTTGCCGACGTTGGGATGGTTGCAGATGGGGTGAGTACCGTTCCGCCAGCTGTGATAGCAAGCGTAGTGGATGCTGCAACTCCGTTTGCACCATTCTGATTGAGACTTATAGACACAGCCTTTGTGTTTGCAGGAAGCACAGAGGTCAGCGTCAGGACATCGGCGTTATTAACCAACGCTACGGAAGCATCGATAAAAATCGGGATGTGCTGAGGATTTCCTCGGTAGTCTACCTTGCGGACGACAGGTTGTGAATCAATCGTTGTTACGATTGCATTTTTGATAGTAGCCATTATTTTCTCCTATTAATTTCTGTTATTCTTTAGCTTATCAAACTACCGATTAAGGTGATTCGTCACAAGGAATAGCGATGACTTTATTTTCTTCCATACGAACAGCACCGAGGGACTGTTTAACATATGCGTACCAGTTGAACCCTTTGTCACCACGTTTGGTCATTTCAGTCTGAATGTCAGGGTTAATTTCAAGTATGCAGCTGTCAGGCATGAATGCGATACAGGCACGAATGTCTGTGGTGTCAGTGTCAGTCCAAGCACCAGTAGTGGTGTTAAGGTCACTGTCAGCAACGCGGAATCCGGTTCCAGCGGTATTCATGTAAGGAACAATGTTAGTGATTAAGAAATCACAGCCCATATAGTTACTAACCATGGTTTGTTTGCCGTCTACGGGACGCATTCCAGTATAGTCACCGTTGATGAACTCGTCCTGAGTCATCATGTCCTGCCACTGGGCGTAAGAAATGACGATGGTAGGGCGGCTTGTTTCCAAGTCAACGTTGTTGTCTCCGAACAACTTCAGAGTAGCAAGAAGCTTCTCGTAAGTGAATCCGATGTTTGAGCTAGCACCACCCGTTTGAACATCAACGATGTTACCAGCGGTGAAGGCTGTAGCTGTTTGTCCGTTGTCGCCACCTTGAGCAGAACCTAAAAGAGCCTGTTCAATTATGATGTCTTCCTGACGTTTGAATTTCTGAAGCATGATGTCCAGCTTCTGAGCTTTAGGGTCAGTAGCCATGCGAACAACATCGGACCAATCCATGAACTGTCCATCATCATAGTCAGCACGTGAAACACGCCGACGAGTATAGTCAGCTTCTGATACGGGGCTGTCCCCGAAACGATTGGTACGCTTGGTAGGTAACCCACCACCGGACATAAGTTGGTAAACACCATCTTCGCGGTATAGGTCGCCAGTTGCTAGAGATACCTTGGAACGAAGTTTTCCACCCTTCACCTCCGTGGTACGTCGGATATTCCGATCAAAGCCTGTGAGATAGGCATTACTAATTTCTGCTGACATTATTTGTCTCCATTTGAGATTTATATACTTAACTTTTTCGGTCGGGTATCCGCAACCTGCGGTTCTGCACCTAGATTTAAAGCCCCTCGGCTTTGGCTCTAAATGAAGTTTCTCAAATGAGAGGTGTCTTCGGTATCACCTATTTGTGTATCTATACGCCTCCTCAACCGAGTTGTCAAGGAAGTTTGTTCAATAAAGCGGTTCTTTCTGCAACCTTGCTGCTGTATCGGGCATCAGTGCTATCCATGCTGAATAACTCACCCTCTACGGAAGTAAGAGCGTCTTGTATTGTTGCGAAATTATCCTGTTTAGCACCTTCAATAAGCTTATCATTGCTTATAGCTGGCCCTATTTGCTCAAGGAGCATCTTCTGCACAAGTGGTTCGTATGCTAGTCCGGTGTCCATGAGGGTCTGCGTGATTCCCAAGTGATCAGCAATCTGACTAACCTTGGAGTCGTTATAGTCAAAGTCATTGCCCCACTCCTTGCGAAGTTCAGCTATCTTCTCTTCACGATAGTCGGATGAAGCGTTCTTTGAAGTTTCAAACATCTCCTTGGCCTGATCAGCCTGCCATGCTTGCATTTTAACGGCAAGGTCTTTGGAAACACCATTCTCTGCTGCGAACTCTGCAAAGTTGGCTAGGTAAGTTTCATCGTAGGGAATTTCTTCTGGGAAGCCCTCCGGTTTGACTAGACCATATCCGGCGGCATCGGCAGGTACACCCATGATGCTGTTGCGCTCTGCAATATCAGAAGGATCTTCGGACGCCCAGAACTCACTGGCCTTCTTGCTAACCATAGATGAGCTATTGATTGATCCACGTGCGAAGTCCTCAAAGCTTCCATACCTCTTAATGTTATTATGCTCACCCATGCCGTCAGGTAGGCTTCCTATCATGTCAGACCAGCTTGGAGCGCCTGTGGACACCTCAGGGGCCTCCGTGACAACCGCTGGTTCAACTACTGCTTCAACCGCTACTGCTTCTTCGCTCATTACGCTTCTCCTTCTGTGAATTTACCAAAAATATCATTCTCTGCCCAAAAAATAAACACCTTCTCACCACTGCCATCAACATCAATGCGGGCGAGTTGATTCTCTGTGGGTAGTGGGGTTAACACTTCATCGCCCACCTCATAGAGGGTAACATCCTTACCTACGGCAAACACAACAAGACTGTGAAGCATGTGCTTGTCCTGTACGTTGTCAGGGAGGTGAATTTTAACTGCTTGCTTCTTTTCTACAAGCTCGATCATAACGCTGTCATTAGCTGGTGTAAACATCTTCTTATTTCTCCTTAGTTTTATTTCTGTAACAATGATTCAATTGACTTGAACATATCCTGCTGACCGTCTCTGTAGGCTCTCTGCTCCGCTGTCATGTGTGGCCCAGCGAAGTATGAAGCGTCAGGGGAGTGTCCGGCTAGTGACCCAGATCTAATCCCAATGTCTTGCAATACCTTCTCACCTTCGACTGAGCCGAAAGCGTACTGATAATAACCGACCATATTAGCCGCATCATCAACGTTCATGTTGTTCCTCCTTTATTTATGCACCCTCTATTGCTTCACCAGCTGCCTGAGACAGGCTTCCTTCATCTGCGGCTGCTGATCCATCTTTATAAGCTTTTGCTAACTGCGGAGCGTTGTCGATAGCCTGTTGCTTCTCTGCGGCCTGTGCGTTGGCGGCCTTCTCTGTTTTAACATCCTTTTCCGACTTAATAGCTCTCATGCTTCCACCGTTGGCATACCAAGTCTCTCTCAGCAAGTCTTCAGCGTCTACAGCGATAAGTGCTTCACCCATGCTAGGTAGATATTGAGCTGCTTCAGCGAACATCTGAATGGTCTGGAAAGCTCCCATCACTTCAAACGATTTGGTCGCCAGTGAAATCTTTCCAATATACTCTATCTCAAACTCAGGGTCGTCCAGAAGAGCTGGCGGAAGCTCAGGAAGTTTGCCCCGCTTATTCAGTAAATAATAGAGGTAAGTAAGCAGTGGAGAGACAACCTCGTCTTGATATCGGTTTACGAAAGGAGCTAGAGCCATTAGGTCTGTTGACATCCTTGCGTTGGTTTCTGTAGCAGACATCTGTCTACCCACATCTTCTAACGGACGGAAGAGGGGGTTGAAGAAGGCTTTCTTGATCGAGGCGTCGTGAAATTGATACATCTCAAAACATACGTTAGGGTCACCGTTGGGGGCAAGTCTCTCTGGTTTGGCACTAGCGCCTCCGGTTGCGTTGTAGTAAAGCATGGCACCAGCTCTGTTGGGATTACCTTTAAATGACACGCTGTCATCATCTGGCATTAACCACTGGGGGTTTCCGTGTTGCTCTGCGCTAACGATCATGGAGCGATAGATTGTGTTTGTACGTCTAGCTGTTGCGAGAATCATCATCATTGGTGAACGACCAAAGTCCTCACCGTTGCCTAGCGCAAAGCGCCCTACAAAGTAAGGGTTGTAATCGTAACCACTCTCTTTAATGATGTTTTTAGTCTTCATACATGTGTATGTAGAGGCCCACGGCTTATTTGATACGTCTATCTTACTCTTGTTGTAATCAGTTCGAGGCTCGACGATGTGAACAACCTCATACTTAGTTTCATCATTCGTGCCATCCCTTAGATGATCCATAATGTATCCGAGGTCAGCCTTAATCAATGCTTCCTCACCAAACTCTTGATGCATCTGCCTAGCATCTAGCTTTAACATGCGGGCAACTGTATCAACTTTACCTTTATTGTTGGTTTTAATCCGGTAGTCTGCAACTGTAAAGGAGCGAAGACGGATGACGTCCTTATCATCTTCCTCTACGTAAATATTGTTTGTCCCGAAACATCCAAGGTCCAGAAGACTCTCCTGAACCTCTTGGGCGAAGTTACTCTCTAAAATAACCCTGTGGATCATACGGCTTACGGTTTCGTAATATTCTCCAACACCCTCTTCTTCCATTATCTTAGCATCTGGGTGTTTGAACTTAGCCCATACACTGGAAGGTGGGAACATGTAGCTGTAGAAGCCGGAAGCAAAGTTGAAGTTTGCCTCAATACAAGTGTCGGTCATTCGCTGAGGGTTGGCTTCCTGACCTCCGGTTCTAACTTGAGTTATGTTATCTTTGTGGGGGAGGCACCAGTCGGCACACTCCTGCCAAATGGAACCCCAACTACTGTTAGTTCCTTGCATCTGTTCCCACATCTTTATATTACGTAAACCGTCAGCCATGTTAAACCTCTGTTATTGACCAAGTAGTGTCTTGCCGCCTTTAGCAGCGTTGGTTTGCGGATTAAGGATGGTGCTTTTGCGACCACCTTTTAGGAGTGCTTTGCGTTTAGTAAATTCAGTTTCCTGAACAACATCTGCGCTACTCTCTGTTGGAGGTGGTGCTTTTGCTTTTGGTGCTTTAGGTTTAGATCGGCCGCCCATAATTGATTATCCTCTCTCAATTCTTTCGAGTAATAGTTTCATGTCAAAATATCTAATATCACCGTTATCACGTCTGAATGCGACAAATTTGTGATTATGTGGAATAAGTCTTAAGACCCTTTTTAGATCTCCTGCATATAAATACACAAACCAAGTGTCCTTGTCAACACCTTTTTCTGAGCAAGGATCCTCTAGTAGGGCTCGACACTCCTCCGTAGCCATGACAAATGCATCTTCTCCTGAATAAACCCATCCGTAATTTAGATGTGTGGCTAATTCTGCTTCAAAGTTCTCTCCGTGATCATCACACCATCTAAGCGCCGTCACTACTGGTTTCATAATATTACCTTTCTAGCAAATGTTCGCATTATCTTCGTAAGCCCATATCCGCTTCTTCTTAGCTCTGTTGGGCTCTAAATACGGCTCAACAATCCCAATCTCAATAGCCATCATCATTAATCGCGCTGTGTCAGCTCCATGGGATGCACCCTTGCATATGGAGCAATTGTTCCTGTGACATGGCTTCTGTGATGTTTCATTCTCATGGTATTTGGTCAAATGATCAAAGAGCTGCTGGCATTTAGGTATGCTTATCTTCGTTTTTGACAGTCGTCTACGTGTAACCTCAATCTCATTAGATGTGTTATCCGCTTTCGGTACATAGCGCATATCTACGTTGAATTGCTTCTTAGCTGTCTCAGCCATCCCTTCTCCGGTGAAATTATCCCTACGCTTTCCGTCATGGGGGATGTAGTGGCCTCCATAGTTGTAGGGCTTGGTTCTTAGCACATCGAAGTAGTGACCTCGCAACATTCCTACATTTTCGTAATAGTCAATGATGGACACTTCTCCATTTGAAAGGTTTATTGTCGCGAAGGTTATTGCTGTGGTGTCACTTTCAGCTGTTGTCCCTCCCAAGTCCCAGAAGGTGTACACGGGGTCCCTGTCGTCCCACTGAGCCGTCAGGCGACCCTCACCCTCCATAACGTCCATCTCTCTGGTGTAGTAGGCTCCTGATACGTGAGAAACCGCCTCATTCAAATACTCCTGACGAGCTAGAGCAAAACTCATCACCCCAGAGTTAATATCTTCCTGAATATTTGTAAACGGACGTCCAGTGTAGGGAGAGATTAATCCTACAAGCTCTGGATTAACACACAGACCGTCTTCCTCAGAGATCCAATAGTCAGTCTTGGTGTGTTCCAGCGTCAACCATTGCGTGAACCAGCCCTCTCTACCAATATTATCCTCATACAACTTCCATAGCTGGTTGTTCTTACCGCGCAATGTCCCGTTGTAGCCAATCCAAGCGTTCCCTTCTCGCAAAATAGGAGCTAAGAAGCCGTTAACCTCCTCTTTGTGACTCTGCCACTCTGACATTTTGTAACCAGAGCCACCTTGACCGACGAAGTTTAGACTGTCCGTTCCATCAATCTTAATCCGAGAGCCGTTGATCAGGTCGATATAGTAGTCGGAATTATTCTTCTTCTGAACTATGTCAGGAGGGCAAATAACATCAACCAGCCGTCTGCCACCCGTCCACTCAGGGATGTTGTCCCATAGAGCCCTCTGAGCCCACGTTCTTGTAGGAAACATGTAGTAATAGTTTCCAGCGGTAGTTATTGCTGCACTAACCATCTCAGAGAAGTCCATGACGTCTTTTCCGGAACGACGAGGCCATGTTTTAACAATATGCTGGGTTCCGCGCTGAAATGCGGAGGCCGCCGGCAATTGGTATAATCTGGGAGGTATGGCTGGTAGTTGCATTATCTTGTTGTGGTGCTGAGTTCTTTCTTATTATATTCCACTATCTGCCAATTCACAGCATCAATAATGCTAGCCCCATTGGGATCTATAGCCGTGTAGTCAACTTGCTCAATGATAATGTCTTGATCAGCCGCCTTTAGATTAAAAATGTCCTTAAGCTCTCTTAGCTCAGAGGCTGTCAGCTCCCTTGTGAAAAGCTTATAATCAAGAAGCTTCGCAACCTCCCTGCCTCGCTGTTCAGGTGTAAAGCCGACAAAGTCTTCAGGGTATTCGCTCGCAGTCTCTTTAGGCTTCTTAACCTCTGCCACAGCCTTCTTAATGTCCCTCTTGCGATCAGCATCCTTCTCCCTGCCCCATGTAACAATGTCAGCAAGAAGAGTCTTGGCTAGAGCGTGTCCAGCCTTATTATCACCATCAGGGAAGTGTTGACGCCACATTGCCCATATTGAATCAAGAGTTGGTTTCATTTGGAATGACCCTTTATCTTCCGAAGTCTTTCAAGCACCTCGGCTTTACGCTCATCCCACCCTTTAATGTCATTGAATCGCTTTGAATAGCTTTCGCGCTCTTCTCGGCTTTGTGGAATGCGGGTTTCTTCTAACCCTCGTTTAGCAACTGTCATAGTCTCCCCCTTAATTAAGTGCTTCCTGTGTTGGTGTTATA